GACGATGCGGTGGCGTCAGCCAGAGCAACGAACTGATACAGCGAACCAGTGGACTCACGGGTCTGCGGATTGACTGCATTGCAAGCACTGACAGTGAACACGTCGCCAGCTTTAATGGTCGTAGACACAGAGCCTTGTTCCAGCAGGATGGTCGAAGCGCCTTCAGCGGTAACGCCTGGGGTCTTAACCAAAGTGGAAGCAGAAGCGCTGCGCGAGCCAGTGGTGTGCTGCTTGATCGACTGAGACATATTGACTTCATCGAAGCCCAGCACGCCGGTGCCCATCATGCCGTTGCGGAACTGCTTGGAGATAGTGTCGGTCGGATTGAACAGACCTTTCATACCTTCAACCAGACCGGCGTTGGCCGCTGGGTTCACGGTGGCGTAACGTGGCGACATCACAGCAGCGTTTTCGTTCAGCTTCTGTTGGGCTTGGAGCAGCACCAAAGAAGTTGAAGGAACGGTACCAGGAGTGCCAACGGTGTTACCAATGTATTTGTACGCATTGGCAACGTCAGCATCAATGCTGGAGGCCAACTGAGAAATACGCGGCTTCAGCACACGTTCTGCGAAGTCATCCAATTGCATGGTCAGTTCAGCAGATGTGAAGTTGACACCGATGTGCTTTTGGTTGGCAACCGACAGGGTGGTGAACTGCTCGTTGTCGTCCTGAACTTGCAGGGCGGCACCGTCAGTGACCAGAGCGCGGTCAGGCAGGCGGATACGCAGGGTAGAACCAATCTTGGCACCTTCAACAGCAAAGCTGTCGTCGTACTGACGGTTCACGTTACGGGTAAGAACCAGGTTGTTTTCGAGAATCTCAAGCGCTTTGCGCGTGATCATGTCGATTGTGAGGATCGAGTTTGACATTTAAATTTCCTAAAAAAAGTTAGCGGATACGTTGCGATTCGAGCTTCTTCATCTGGCGTGCCCTGTCAGCTTCAATCCACTGCGAGGCCGTCATGGTCTTGATAGACCGTGGGTCTGTAGTGTCTTGCGTTGACGAACCGGAGTTCCGAGCAGTAACAGGTGAAATCGGCGCTGGCGCTGACGTTGTTCGTTTGACCGGAGGTTCTGCGGCCAATTTGGCCTCAATTTTTCCAATCTCTTTTGCCTGACTGAGTGGCGTCATGCGTGAGATGCGTTCCGCGTCTTTGGGGTTGGAACCGAGATAGTAAGCTAACTCAGGGCCAATGTCCGAAGACTGGATCGTTTCAGCCATCACATTTGTAATCGGCAGCTTGGGGTTGTATGCGACTTGTTCAAAGTCATCATATTTAACCCGCGCTTCTTCTTCCAAATCTTGATAGCTTTCGAGAATAGCAGAGTGCTGCTTGGCTGCCTCACGCTTGGCGATCAGTTCTTCTGCCTTCTGGTAGGCCAATGCGTCTGCATAGGCTTCAGTAGACTCAAACTGGTCAGCGGTGGCAGTTGGTGCGGCCCTCAACGTCTGTTGTTCAGACTGACGCTGTGCTTGATCTCGTTCCCACTTACGTTGCTCTCTTGCAAGGCGTTTGCCGATTGCAGCATCAAGTTCCTCTTGCGAGAATGTCTTGGTTGGCTGTTCTTCGACGATTTCCGGCGTTTGAACATCAGTCGCAGGTGCAGCCGTTGCTTCCTGTTCTGGCACGGGTAGTGACTCCGCTGGTACTTCTTCTAGCATTTATGAATCCTTGGATTCCTCGGTCAACCTGGCCGATACGGTTTTTTGCATTATGCCTTATTTGAATCTTGCTCGATGTAGGCTTTTGCCCACTTCACATCATTGTTGTACGCGCTTTTGCAGTGGTCAACCTGCCAAAAAAGCATTGCGTTAACCAATTTTTTAAGCCACCAATCTTCTCGATGACTGCGACCGCTGATTGACTCATTAGGATGCCCAAACAGTAGGACAACATTAAACCATTGGCTAGTTGCTGACCAAATGCCCATAAGGTACTTACGCAATGTCATGTTAGCTGTAATACGAGATGTTCAAAATACCGCTTGCGGATTGTTGAATAAAGCGAATTTTGGTCAGGTCACCATCGTACTGAAATGGAACGCCCACCGCAATGGGCATACCAACAGTGGCAGATGGCGCCGTGCCGTCATCACGCCAGCGAACAGGAGCGCCTTCAGCCACGATCAAAGCCAAAACGGGCCTTGCGTTTAAACCCTCCGGCGATTTGGTCGGCACTGTCAGCGCAGTAGATGCGGTCAAGTCTGTAATCTGCTGGTAGCCAAAACAAGTCGTAACGGCTTTAAGGTTCATGGTCATGTCAAAATCTCCGTGGTTGTGTAAACGATCTTATGATAATCGGCGGCTCATAAGACGCATAGGGTGGCGATAGGCCAAAGTTCCAGCCGTCATTATTACCCGCGTCCGTATTTTCATAGTCGGCGTAGGCAGTCCAAGACGCGCCGCCCACGGCGTTTGAATCGCGGATGGTTAGATCGGCTACGGTCACTGTGCCGCTGGCCTGCGATATTGTCGCCTGACTGCCTGGCGTTGTTGACTGAAGGGACTTAGTGTTTGCGTTGTTTGCGGCAAACAAACCCATTGTGCTGGTTGCGCCTGCTTTGAGTTTAACGGTTCCATTGGCAATGGTAAACGCTCTAGTAGACCCTTGCGTCAGTGCATCTTGGAAGGCAAACGTGCCACCAGCGCCGTTAAAAGTTAAAGCACTATCAAACGTAACAGCGTTTGTAGTAATAGCAGTTGTGCCCGTTGTGGCTGAAAAAATAGGGCCATTATTTGACCCACTTATGATCATACCGGCGCTTAAGGTTAAGTTACCCCAAGCTATATAGTCTAATCCCGCTGTACCTGTAAAATTTGTAAAAGTTAAATTTTTGACGTGTGATCCAATTGATAAATTAACTGTGTCGGTTGCCGCAGCTATATTAAAACTAATCGCAACCGCTTCACTTCCGCCCGCTGTGTTGCCTGCGGCAATGGTTCTTGTGCCTGAAGCACCAGCATAGGTAAAATTGACAGTGGGCGTTCCTGTGTAAGTTAAATTTGTAGATGTCGCAGTATTCCAAATTGTTGCGTTGTCTCGTACAACTGTAATATTCCCAGTGCCAAACGCAATAGCGCGTGTATTGGAATTATTAGAGTTAAAAAGTCCTGAGCTTAGAGTTCGAGTAACCAAATCCAATGTACCCGCTGTTAACGTAAACGTGCGGGTAGAACCCATCGTCAAGTTGTCTTGAAGCTGAAGCGTTGCGCCTAGTGAGTTTTGAATGACTGGTCTATCAAAAAGTACGCCGTTTGTGGTAAACGATTGTGTACCGGATGTAGCGGCAAAAGTAAGCGCGCTTCCACTTACGCTAACAGTCATACCTGTTGAAAATTTAACACTACCGTAAACAAGCACAGTAGCGCCAAAACTCAAAACGCCTGCGTATCCAGTTGGATTTACACCATCCGTAAAATCTATATTTCTAATCGAGGTCGTTGACGACATAGTGAACGTGCCTGTGCCAGCGGTAACTCTGAATGAGATACTGTTGGCTTCAGTGACTGCTGTTGGCGTGATTGTCCTTGCTGTTGCACTTGAGTTGGTGCAAATGATCTGTGGCGTACCAGTGACCGTCATGGTCGTAGCACCAGTGAAAATCGTACCTGTGCTGTTCAGAGAAATTGTGTTTGTTTCAAACGCCAATGTGCCTGTAAATCCAGAACAATTTAACGTCTGAATGTCTGGGCTGATATCAAGCGTGGCTACGCCAGCCCCTGAGTTTGCATCAAATCTAGCAGTGTCCAAAGAGCTAGGAACAGCTATGCCACCAACACCACCTGATGTTAGCGCCCAGTTACTTGCGCTGTTCCAGTTTCCTGTACCGCCTGTTACCCAAAATAATGCCGCCATAATTATTCTTCCTTACAACCGCACCAAGAGCACTCTTGACCGATTAGAACAGACAGCCAATTTTTGTCAGCTTTGCAGTAGTGTTTCCACATGGTGTTCTCCTTAACTTACAACAGCCAACTTGCGAACGGTTCCACCGCTGTCTTTGATCGTAACAAAACCCGTGACGGTTTCACCACCAAGCGCGGCGTGTGTTCCATAACGAAAAAGACCCGCGCCTTTTGGAATTAAGCGAATATCAATATCCGTTGTTGCCCCAGTAGCTTCAATTTTTGGAGATGAGTTAGTGCCGTTTGCACCACCCGCAGTTTCCAAAAAGTTGATTGACGTACCAGAAGAAACATAGCCAACAGACCCATCACCGTTAAAGGCATATAAAACAGTAGCAGGGATGCTGTTTACATCACCCAAGCCGTTGTTTGCGAGTCGGTTATTTGTGACAATGGACGTGGTTATTGTAGTATCCAAGAACACACCGTAGTCTTGAGTACGACTACCGGAAGCGCGCGAGTCAAAACAACGGTTGGATGACACCACACAGTTGTTTGATGTGCCCATCAATGCAATACCCGACTTATTGAGTGCAACAGTTCCACTGTTTCGAATTACGTTTGCCGTAATCATTGAATGATTGCAGTCATTTACCAAAATTCCATTAAGTTCGGCGTTGATAATTTGGTTACCAATGACGGAAGACCCAGCCAATGCACTGACCAACTCGATACCAGAACCGCCTGTATTTTGGATTGCGTTACTGGACACGGCAACCTGAGAGCCGTCCGTCACGCGAATACCGTCAGAGTAACAATCAATGATCGTGTTGCCCGTGATAGTGCCAGTGTCCATTTGGCGGTAGCCAATGCCAACACCACAGTCGGCAATAGTATTGCCAGAAATTGTGCCCCAATCGCAAGAGTTGTAAGTGACTCCAACAATAGCACCTTTAATAAAGTTGCCCGTAACAGTAACGTAATCAGACTGGAAAACACTCACACCACCGTTGGCTTCAAGATTGTTTGCCGTGTCAACTT